GTCAAGTGGGTTAGCCCGCCGGCCGCCGACGACGTCGCCCTGCTGCAGGTCTATCGTCTCCCGCTCACCCGCATTGTTGACGAGACGCACACGCTCAGCGAAGTGAACGAGGACTACCACATCCATCTGCTGGACTGGATGAAGCACCTTGCATACCTCAAGCGCGACAGTGAGACGTACAACAAACGAGCGTCGGACGAGCACCGAGCGGCCTTCATTCAAACCTGCGCCGAGGCCAAAGCTGAGATGGACCGCTACCGGTCCAAGGTGCGTACCGTGCAATACGGAGGGCTGTGATGCCTGAGAAAGACCCCACAAACTGGACAACCGCAACCTGGGTGCTTGCCATGGGCATGGCCTTCGGTGGCGGCTTCATCAACTGGTATTCGAAGGTGAAAGCGGGGCACACCCGCATCTTCAACATCGCCGAGCTGTTCGGGGAGCTGCTGATCTCCGGCGTTGTCGGTCTCGCTTCATACATGGCCGGCGACGGCCTTGGTTTGCCGGCGAGCCTCTGCGCTGTCGCAGCCGGCATCGGGGGCCACATGGGCACACGCCTTGTCTTCCTGGCCGAAGAGCTGGCCATGAAGCGCTTCGAGGACGCCGCTAAATGAACGACGAGCTGCGCTCATCCCCGAAGCTGATCAGCTTCGTGTGCGCCTGGGAGAAGTTTGCAGCCAAGCCCTATCTGGATCAGGGCAACCTGCTCACCTGGGGCTACGGTCATTTGCAGAAGCCCGGCGAGGTGCCGCCGAGGATCATCACCGAGCAAGAAGCGGCGCGGATCATGGCGATCGATTTGATCGACGCAGAACGCTCTGTCAAGAGAGGCGTGACGGTCAAGCTGACTCAACAGCAGTTCGACGCGCTTGTGAGTCTGGCCTTTAACTGCGGCGAGTCATCGGTCAACGGGTCGACCCTGGTAGGCATGATCAACCAGGGTTGGGTTGAAAAGGCCGCCGGCCAGTTTGCCCGTTGGAACAAGGTTCGCGTCAAAGGAAAGCTCGTTCCGAGCAACGGCCTGACCAAGCGTCGGTCTGCAGAGCAACGAATCTTCGTCGAGGGTGTTTACGACTCGACGCACTGATCAAGCAATAAGCCCAGCTGGGGATGGCTGCTTGACCGGACTCCATCGACCGGACCTAACCCCCAGCCACCGCCGACCCTGAGCAGTCTCCGCTCACTAAGGGTCGGCGGACTCACATTCAAAGGACGCACAATGCGTATTGCCCCGAGTGAAAAAGCAGGTCGTGACAAGAAAACGCTTCGCGGTCTGGTCGGCCTGAACAACTTGATCGACCCGATGCGTGGAAAACCTGCATCCCCTGGCGTCGGGGCGAAGACGTGGCAGCTGCTTCAGCAAGCAGACAACGTCAACCTTACTAACGAGGGTATGCCGACGAGGCGGGATGGGTACAGCGCGTTTCTTTCCGGGTCGAGCGTCACGGCCTCGTTCTCCACGTTTGACTTCTCACGCCTCTACATCATCGACTCGGGAGCGCTCAAGCGCGTCAACTCCGATGGCACCGCCGACGTCTTGATGTCCGGCCTCACCGGGACCGCCTATTGGGCCGAGATCAACGACGTTGTTTACTTGTCGTGCGATCAAAAGGTGGAGATTCACAAAGACGGCTGGGTTACGACTTGGGGGCTTGAAGTTCCGGTCGGTGGGCGAGCGACAGCCACAACCGGAGGCCAGCTAAACTCGGGCTTCTATCAGGTGGCATTCACGTTCGTCGACGAAACGGGCCGAGAGGGTGGCACGAGCACATCACTCCCCATTGTTGTGCCTGACGGTGGAAGCATTCAACTGAATGACATTCCCTACCTACAAGGTTGCAGGACGAACGTCTATTTGTGCGCCAAAAGCACGGTGTTCAACCTAATCACAACGCTGGCGCAAGGCGACTACACCTACGCAGGAGGTCCGTTGGGCAGAGAACTGGCAACGCAGTTTCTCGACGCCCCTCCCGCAGAGACGAGCCACATCACGGCTTTTCAAGGTCGCATCTACGCAGCCGAGTACGTCCCGCAGGGTGACATGACCGTTGTATGGTACAGCGCACCGCTCGGATACCACCTCTTCAACCTCAACGAAGACTTCTTCATTGTCCCTGGCCGAGTCTCGCAGATGGCCGGCTCTGACGACACTCTGATGCTCTCTAGTGAAAGTCGCGTCTTTCTGTATAATCGTGAAGGTCTGGATCAAGTCGCAGAATATGGCTCGAAACCCGGTCGCCACGCGGATATTGGGCCGGATGGAAAGCTCTACTTCTGGACAAATCGGGGTCTCTGTCGGGTTTCTCCGTTTGAAAATCTGACGGAATCTGACGTTAGTTTGGCGCCGGGGCAGACCGCATCCGGCGGTGTAATCCAACAGCATGGCTACACCCGTTACGTGGTCGTGCTCAAAAGCGGCGGACTGCCGTTCAACAAGAGGTAATCACTATGACGGTACGACTCTCTACCGGCCTGCGGAACAAAATGCTCGACGGTGGTGCGACCGGCGGCGTCAAGGGTTCCCTGGCTCTCGGTTTCATCAACATCTACTCTGGCCCGCAGCCGCTGACCGCCGATGTTGGCGCTACCGGCACGCTGCTCGGGACTGTTTCGGTGAACGGCACCGGCACCGGCCTCACCTTCGACCCGTCGTCCGGTGGAACGCTGTCGAAGGCCGTCGCCGAGAACTGGAAGTTCAACGGGGTCGCCGCTGGCACCGCCGGCTGGTTCCGCTTCTACCCAGCGGGTGGCAACCCGGCTGCGCTGTCCACGACCGAGGCTCGCATTGATGGCTCGATTGCGTCGTCCGGTGCTGACGTGAACCTCACGAACATCTCCATCGCCGTTGGTGCACCGAACACGATCGACGCGTTCGCCTTCACCCAGCCCGCACAGTAAGGATCAATCATGACTATCAAAGCATCCACCGGCCTTCGAACTGGCGTGCTCGTCACCGGCTCCATGCGCTCCCTGCTGAACGGCGGAACCATCCGCCTCTTCAGCGGCGCTGCACCGGCAGACGCAGACGCAGCAGAGACCGGCACACTCCTGTGCGTCATTTCCCTGAACAGCTCCGGCACCGGCTTGACGTTTGAAGCCGCGGCCCCCGGCGGCGTGCTGACCAAGACGGAGTCTGAGGTGTGGTCCGGTGTCAACAGCGTATCCGGGACGGCGACTCACTACCGCCACGTCGGATCGGCAGACACGCACGCACTGAGCACCACCGAGCCGCGGCTTCAGGGCACCGTTGGGACCATCGGCGCCGACATGAACTTGTCTTCCACCACACTCACGTCAGGGGCGACGCAGACCATCGACTACTGCGTGGTCACGCTGCCGACGCCGTGATTGACGTCCACGTCCTGACGTGGTCCGGTGCCAGGGAGGATTGGCTGAAGCAATGCCTGTCCTCCCTGGAGGGCGAGAAGTGCACGGTGCACGTCGTGCAGGGCGTCGAGGGGAACATCGGCGCAGGACGAGCGCTCGGGTATGCACTCGGGAGCCATGAGTTCGTGAGCTTTGTCGACTGCGACGACTACGTTCTTCCGGGTGTCATGGACGCCTGCCTGTCGGCCTTGGACAGGCACCGTGCCGTAGCCACTCTTGAGCGTCGGCTTTGGGGTGATCGTTTCGACTCGTCACTCGGGCAGAGCCACCACCTTGTTGTGTACCGACGTTCTGACATCGAGCCGCTCATTGGAATGCTTGGAGATCACCCGTTCAATAGCGATGAACTTGTCATGCGGAAGCTGAACCCTGTGCAGATTCCGTTCATCGGATATGTGTGGCGAATGCACGACAAACAAGTGCATCGCAATTGCACAATCGAAGCTCGCGCGAAGATGGAGGCGGCATGTCGTCAATAAGAATCGACATCTTCAACGTACACAACGCATCGCCAGCTACAGTGGTCGGAGGGTCGGCGGCGAGTCAAAATTGGCTTGACCAATTTTTTGGAACATCAGTAGACAAGCTAATAGACAGCACAATTGGGTTTGTATTCTCTATTGATGGTGTGATGACCAGAGCTTCCATTGTCGACGATCACAGCAATTACAATGTCAAAACACCATCGTGGCAAGTATATTCAAACGGTGAATTCGCTCACTACCCGATGACGGTCTCGGCTACCTACTCCAACAGCATCTCATCGTACACCATAAGCGTCCCGCCTGAGATCGACGTGCTTCTCGCTAATCTGGATTTCGTGGAGTATGTATACAAAACCCCAGACAGACCAACAAACACATATCTCCAATGGAAGGCCGGCTACCCAACCTACTATTGGGAGATCACCGTCGGTGGGCCTTCGACGACATCAGCCATGTGGATATACAAGGATGGCGTGCTTCTATGCGACAGTGGGGCGGGTAACGTCGATCCCGATGACGAGTTTATGTTCAGAATGAGTATTGGTGGGAGTGTGCCGGACATCTTCTGGACAAACCGAGTGCTGTGCGAGGAATTGTGATTCGTGAATGTGCACAAAATCCTGAACGGGCCGGACGCAGCAAAGTACCTGCCGTTTGCCATGTCGAAGCTGAGATTTTTAGTCTCGCTCGCGCAGCCATGCCTTGTTCAGGCCTACACACTCGATAACGCCAGGATCATCATCAAATGCAATACTCTGGCAGACCAGCATCACATTCGCATCGACGCTAACCCAGGCAGCGTCGGTTACGAGTTCTTCTCGACCTTCGATGGCATCGACGCCTTTCCGACCAACTGGAGAGCGACGGCGGTGAGTCTCCCGCCGGCTCTCACGGGAACGAAGCTGTCATCAGCCTTCGACATCGAAGGCAAGGTTGTTCCCCAGACCTCGCCCGTCCCAAGAGACCCGATGGCCAGGGCCATCAACGGGCAGCGAAACGCCGAGTATCACTGGTGGCCCGCTAAGGACGGCGTGACCGCGATCGATGCGCTGCGCACCAAGTCCTACTTCATGACGTCGACGCTCGGAACCATGAGCTGGCAGGCGCCGAACCTCGACTTTCAAAGCTACCTGTCAGGCTACATCACCAAGAACAACGAGTACGCAATTCCGTATGAGTTCGGCACCGACGTCGGCGTCGACATAGCACCCACCTTCTATGAGAAGGGGCAAGCCAGGACGGCACTTCCGTATCCGGCACTTCCGAACTGGCCTCGTCGCGCGGCATGCCTTGAAG